AACATATTGGCGAGACCTCGCTCTGGCTAAATGGCAAACGCTGGAAGCCGACCGAGGACACAAAAATAATCAAGCAGGATATTTTAGACTGGTGGAGCTTTTACAATCCGGATTATGCCTATGGCGATGCACTCAAGGCTGATATGATTTCCGATCTTAACGACATGCTATATCTGGAGCGATTAATCAACGTTGATCGGCATCAGTACGCCGAGAATTCGGCAGCGAACTGGAAACAATGGTCATTTGCACCAATCTGGAATACCGGTCAGACCAAATGGGCTGGCGCGACATTTCTGCAACAAAAATTAAGGCTCGGCAATTTAATAATCCCCTATTTTTCGGCCGATGATGATCGCCCGATCGCGCAAGCCTGCCGTTCATTGATTGCCAATTTTAAAAATGTGAAAGAAGGCAAGGGCAATGCGCGATATGGATTGTTGGAGCCGATTAAAGGCATAATCGGCGATGATGATTTCGACGCATCCTGGATGGCGATTTTATGCGCCAATGATAAAATCCCGGCAATTGTAGACCTAAGCAATCTCGGCAAATCCAACCGCACCACGATTATGCAACCGCGCCAGACGAGCATTGTTTCTGAGTTACAGATGGATTTGCATAAACGCCTAAGCATAACCCGAGACTTCATTTGATGGGAATCTGGAATTCAATCGCAAGATTTGCCGAAAAACGCAGTAGTCCGAATCTGGCCGAAATCGGAGCAATCCAGTCAAAATTTGCCGGGAAGTTAATCTGGGATGCCAATCCCGATGAATTAATTCAGAAGAAAGGCATTGCCTATCTGAAGGAAGTTGCCCGCGACACGCATGTTTCTTCATGTTTGCGGACGCGCCGGCAGAAGTTGCTCAAAACGCCCTGGGATATTCAGCCATTTGATGATTCCGCTGAGGCAATCGAATGGGCGGATTTTGTGCGCTGGAATCTCGAGAACATGGATGGTGAATTTTTGCAGGACCTCGCAGCTATGCTGAGGGCGGTGGGCTATGGCTTTTCAATCAGTGAAAAGAACTGGCGGATAATCGAGAATGGACCATATACCGGGAGAGTGGGGCTGAAATCCCTGCGCTGGAAGCCTGAAGATCAAATCATTTTTTCCAAAGACGAATTTGGGCATGTTATCCGGATTCAACTTTCATCAACTTTTGGTCTGAGCGGGGTGGACCTGCCACTTGATAAGGTAGTGCATGTCATTTATGGCGATAACGACGAAAATCCCTATGGCGATCCGACGCTTTCACGGGTGGCGTTCTGGGCGTGGTTAAAGAAAAATGAAGCTCAATTCTGGGCGGTATTCTCTGAAAAATTCGGGATGCCGACGGCTAAAGCCACAATTCCGAATAATGCCACCGCGGCTCAAAAAGCCGATATTGATTCAATTTTAGAGACCTTGCAATCCGAGAGCGGAATCAAACTGCCAGAGGGCTTCGATCTGTCATTTCTGGAAGCGACCCGCAACGGCGAAGTCGGCTATGATAATTTTATCGAGCGCTGCAATAAGGAAATTAGCAAGGAAATACTGGGACAGACACTTTCCAGCGAGGAGGGCAAGCGCGGACAAGGTTCCTATGCGCTGGGTTCGATACATGCCATGACTTTGGAAGATTATGTTGCTTTCGATGCGGCCCTGATCCAGACCGCCGTTACCGAACAAATTATCAAGCAATTAATCGCTTATAATTCCGACACCGACCTACTGCCAAAGTTTACCTTTGTCAGCGAGATCGACGCGCTGACATTAGCCCAAAATTATCCAGCAATTTCAGCCGCAATTGACATACCGGCAAAATGGCTCTATCATAAATTTGCTATTCCGATGCCGAAGCCGGGTGAAAAAATTGCCCGGATGGTAGCAAATAATAGTTTTGCGCCGAAGGGAGTTGATAATAATGCCAAATCTGTTTTTGCTTATGCGGAAACTGATGAAAATATTTTGGACAAACGCGAGAGTATCCTGGCGCAACTGGATGCTCAGGCATTGAATCAAATCGCCGAGAAGATGGATACCGTTTTTGAAAATGTAACTAACCAATTCAAGAAAAAACTGACCGAGGGCGAAGCGCTTGAAATGCCGCCGAAATATTCGGTCAATATCGGTGAGGTCAAACAATCGCTGATTGATGCCGCATTCGAATATTACCTGATCGGGAAATATTATGCCCGACTGAAATTAGCCGGTCTGATCGATTTGCCGGAACCGAAATTAATCAAAAAGTTTGCGGAATTGAGCAATCTGCAATTTGAATCGCCGGAAGCGGCAATCAAATATTTCTCTGCGTTGGTAAACATCACAAAGCCGGAGATGGAAGCACTCCTGGCATTGTACGAAGAGCGCTATTTCACGGTAGCTGGATTGCTCAAAAATGACGTTGAGAAGATTTACAACACTATCGTGGTTGGTCTGGAAGAGGGCTGGAACTGGAAGTCATTCGAGGCGGCGGTCAATGCCCAGAAGATTCAATATACCGGCACGATTTTCGGAAAAGATATGACCGGGGCGCCGATGGGAGCCGGTCATCTGAAAACTATTTTTCAAAATAACATGATGCGGTCCTATCAGGAAGGCGCTCAAAAATTATATGATGACTCGGATATAGCCGATGAAATCTGGGGCTATGAATATGTCGCGGTCGGCGATGATCGCACCCGTCCCGAGCATCAGAAACTGAGCGGCACGGTCCGCGAGAAAGACGATCCCTTCTGGGCGAAATATACGCCGCCCTGGGATCATAACTGCCGCTGCGACCGGATCCCGATTCTGCGCAGTCAGATTATTTCCGGCGATTACAAACGCACGGCAAAATTACCATCAATCGACCCGGAAGCGGGTTTTGAAACAAGGAGGATATTATAATGGGACAAGGTTTATACATGATCCCGGACAAAGCAACCTTGAATATGATTGCCAAAATGTCCGCCAATTGGAAACTTATCACGGAGACGCTATCTGCCATGACCGCCGGTACGGCTTATACTGGCACGCTAAAAGTTGCGCCGATTCTTAATTCAACCCGACGCTGGCATGGCGATTATGATGACAGCGGATTCATCCCCGATGGATCCGTATTTGTGTTGGAAGTGGAGACCGAAGGTGAAGTTGATACCAACGGCGATTATTACATTGATTATTACACCGGTTATTACAAGGTCAAAGCCGGTGCCTCGGCGACCCCGACTGTGACTTATTATGCCGCCGAGCAGCGCATTGCCACTATCATAGACGGAGGGACGCCGACAAGTGGATTGGTTGTCTATACTTTTTCAGCCGATAGCGTTAAGACTCTGGCGCAAATGGGGGTAACGCTCTCAGCCGCAATGATCGGAGCGTTGATTACCATCGAAACCAATCCGGTGCGCTTTGGCTTTGGCGGCACGGTGGATCAGACCAATGGACACAAACTATTTCCAGGGGATACGCTGATTATGGATAGCTACGGACAATTGGCACAATTCAGAGCCTGTAATGCCGTCGCCGGTCAGAATGCTAAGGTTGTGATTTCAACTTTTCAATGAGAGGCGTAAAATGATACAGATAATTCGAGGCAATCTACCTTTCAGCCAGACACTTTCAGGGACGACTTCTGATACAATTACGCATAATCTCGGTTATTGTCCGCGGGTCTGGGTTTTGGACGCAAATCGCAAATTACTGACGTGTGATGTTAGCCACGCCAGCGATTTTAATTCATTTACGCTTGAATTTGCGGAAGCCCAAAATGGAACGGTTTATTACCGATAATAGGAGGCTAATATGAAAAAGATATTATCAATTTTTCTAACGCTCGCTTTGCTAACCGGCATTCTGGGCGCCTATGATATCAATGCCCCGACAACGAATGTCAAGGGGCATCTGCGTATCTGGAATGGCAAGGTGTTTGCCATTCTGGATGATGACGAGTCAGACTCGCTTTCATTTTATCTGAGCGGCGATACCGTGCGCATCCGCGCGACTCAGCCAGTAGATCTCGGCACGGCAACCTGGATTATCAATTTGCTGACGGTCGATTCGGCCGAGGTCAACTCAATAATTCTGCCGGATGCTGACAATGGCGCCGACATCGGCGCTGCCGCGACGCAATTCAGGAACATATTTGCGCGACATATTGATGGCGACAGCGTCTTCATTGGCGTCCTGGGGCAAAACGTTGACGCCGACCAGAAGATGATCACCGACCTTGGCACACTGGCGACAGATTCGGTGATAAGTAATACCGGTAATCTGATACTTTCCGGCGCAGGCACGGGCTACGTTGAGAATACCGACAGTTTGCAAGTTGATGTTCTCTTGTTGCCGGACGCTGACAATGGCGCCGACATCGGCGCTGCCGCGACGCAATTTCGAAATATCTTCGCCCGACATGTTGATGGTGATAGCGTCTTCATTGGCGTCCTGGGG